CGCAAGCTTCTCGAACAATGGCGCGGTCAGACCTTCACCAGCAAGGAACTCCAGGCATTCAGCCTAAAGAACCTTCTTGGCAAGCCAGCTATGCTGACGCTGATCCACAAGACCAGCCAGCAGGGTCGGCAATACTGCGCCATCGCAGGTGCATCCAAACTCCCCAAGGGAATGAAAGCACCAACTACCACCACCAACGATCAGTTGTACTACGAGATCGAACAGGGTGAAGCTGGTCAGTTCAACGATATGCCCGATTGGTTGCAGGAAAAAATCCGCGCCTCCAAGGAGTTTGCTACCGCTGCTGGCAAGTCCACGGCCACTAAGGTTGAGGTGGACGCAGACGGCAACCAAGTGCCATTCTAAATTGTATGGCTCTTACAATCACAGCTAAAGAGCCTACTAATTCCCGTCTGGTCGCAACTGACCAGGCGGGACATTGGTACACAGCCGAGGGTGAATCCGCCCACGTTGTGATTGGCAAGAACGGAAAAGAAAGAAACACAACCGTAGCCGATGCGCGCCAGATGGGATTGTACCCATCCGTAACCAGCGTGCTTGGCATTATGGATAAGCCGCAATTGACGGCGTGGAAGATAGAGCAGGCCATTATGTCCTCGCTCACACTTCCGAAGGAGGCAGATGAAACGCTCGAAGCTTATGCGAAAAGGATCGTCAAGGACTCAAGAGAGTCAACAACCAAGGCAGCGGAACACGGAACGAGGATGCATGAATGTATGGAGAACATCCTCCTTGGAAGAGCTGTATCCACAGATGAAACACTTGCTCCGTACATCGAAACCTTTAAGAAGTGGTCCGATGCAAACATTGAGAAAACCTACTGGTGCGAAAAGGGTCTTGTCGGCGCAGGCTATGCGGGAAGGTGTGATGCCTACGTCAAGCTACGCGGTATTGGTGACGCTATCATCGACCTAAAGAATCGTAAGGTTAATCCTAAGTACGATCCATTCTACGATACAGATTGCGCCCAACTTTGGGCATACCGAAATGCAAGCGAGAATCCTAAGTGTGCCTGCGTGTCGGTGGTCCTAGCATCCAACGATGCTACCAAGCTGACAACGAAGGTGTGGGACGAAGACGAACTCTACCAAGCTGGTATTGCCTTTTGTGCAATGCAGAAAGTCTGGGCTTGGGTTAAAGGCTACACGCCTCCTGGGATGAAGTTATGATCCCAGTAAAATTAGAGCCATACGAGATGAATGTTGCCATAGCTGTTGGTGCTGCTAGGAACGCGAGCGCAATATTAAAGGGATCTAAAAACGTATATGATGGAGATCCAGTTAGATATTGGGGTCAACACATTGACGGTGCTGGCGCGGAAATGGCATTTGCCAAGTTCATTGGATTGTATTGGGATGGCTCTGTTGACACATACAGGAAGAACAGCGGTGATCTTCCGCACACTGGCATTGATGTTAAGCATTCCAAGGATGGATTCTGGAAGGTGAAGGATCGGGATAAGGGTGATCTTGTTTTGGTTAGCGGGATAATGCCAGAGTTTATTATTGATTCATATTGTGATTCAGATGAAGTCAAGCAAGCATCTCCTCAGATAAGCACTGGATTGTGGAATGTTGCCGAGTCAGTCAAGAGAAGGAATTTCGATGTCTTGATGAAAAGAATATGGCGTAAGTCATTTGATGCTCGAACAGCAATTATGAATATGGGAGGAAGTTTATGATTGACCCACAAGACGTACTTTGGCTAGAAGGATTGCTAGACGAATTTTATAGGAGGCTTGCAAAATGACTGCACCAACGATTCAAGAAATGGGCAATGCCGCACAGGAGATTGTGTGGCGTGTTATGGGTAAAGGATCAGACAAGTCTGCCTACGGAGATTGGTTGGAGAAGGATAGGCCGACTCACGATTACCATATTGCCAGGGCGATTCGCCACCTAGCCACAGCGCAAATGCAGCTGCACAAGTCCTCGCCTTGTCCAGATAATAACGGCGAAACAAGTGTTGACCACTTAGAGCGTGCGCTGGTAAGGTCGCTGTTCGTGTTAGCACAAATCAAAAAGGAAGTACCAAGACTATGAACCAAGAAGAAATAGACAAAGATTGGGATGAGTTTTTCAGCAAGCCTCGTCCTTGGCTTTACTCAAACTATGGAGACAAAGCAAGCGACAGCGATGAATCTGAAACACAGGAATCTTTCCAGAAGTTTTGCGATAACGAAGGAAACAATAGGTATCCCAGAGAATGAAGATCACTCGCGTAGTTAAGATTGACGGAGGCTGGGAGCTTTACGGCATATCCGAAAAGGAAAAGAAAGAGATCCAAGTTGGATTCTGCGGCGAGAACCTACCGCTGGATGCTTGGGTTAGGATTGAGAAATGAAACAAGCATTAGTAACTCAATCTTTTGGTGAGGATTGGCAGAAGATTATTGATCTGACCAGGCCGAGGATGGAGGCGTACTGCAAACGCCATAACTGCGACTTCATTCTGATTGATAAACCACTCACGCATCCAGCCCAATACTCCAAGTCTGCCATTGGAAACATCATGGCAACCAAGGGCTATGAGCAGGTCACATTTGTTGACGCTGATGTTTTGATTGCAACCGATTGCCCCAAGCTTTCAGATGACGCTGGCGTGTTCTGTGCATTTGACGAGGGAGCTTATCTGGATCGCAAGCCAGATATGGTCAAGTTGGCTGGAGCTTTCGGCGGAGTGATTGAGCCTAAGTTCTATGTAAATACTGGCGTGTTTGTAGTCCATACCAAGGCCGTTGGTATATTATCAATGCCGCCCATTGGCCTGCACCCTAACCACTTTGCCGAGCAGACATGGCTCAACGTGATGGCGCACCTGTGGAACATCCCGCTGACCGAGCTTGATCCGTCATTCAACTGCATGACTAGCGTGGAGTCGCACTTTGGTTTGGACCGCTACAAGGATGCGATGATTATTCATTACGCTGGGCAGTCAAATGATCTAACTAGATTATCTAACCAGATTAAGGCTGACGAAGCGAAGCTGGTGGAGCTTGGTCGGTGAGGTCAACCCAGCTATGTCGCGGTGATTACGATGACAGAGTGCAGCAGTTGGCTGGAGAGGTTGCACTCCAAGCTATCCGCGACCTGCGGATGCTACGCAAGCGAGGGATGGTTAAGGGCATGAAGATTGTTAAAGGCCACCAAGGCGTGCCACTAAACGATGCTCTGGAGTATAAGAACTCGCACGAAGTACAGAAGCTACTGCGTGACTTTAAGACTGGCGTTGTCTCCTGGTGGTGCAGGGCAAGCGGGGTGCAGATCGACAACCGCACGTTGCTACGGAAACTAAAGGAAAACGACTATGTTCTGCCTACTTGATATTGGCTCAATAGTTTGGGTAATCGGTTGGTTTGTGCTTTACAGTTCGCTGACTTTGTCGGCAATCTACTGCGCTGGTTACTTGATCTTCAAGTTAATCGAAATCATAAGAAAGGAACTAGACAGATGAAAAAGAAAAACAGAAAGATAACTCTGGTAAAAACATTAGAGCAAGAATCCGTAAGGGTAATGATCGATGTCGACGATGATCTCTACGAGGCGTTGGCAAGGGCTGGCCGTCAGCACTTGGCTAAAGATAAGATGGCTTGCTTTGAGTACGCTTTGAACAAGGCGTTGCTGGAACTATGCGAGGAACTCAAATGACCGAGTTTAAGCAGAAGGTATTGACCGCATCAGTAGATCGCTACGTCCTGACCAAGACGCAGTGTGAGATGCTGCGCCAGGATGCAGAAGTGATCGGGATGAAGCGTGCGCCAGTGTTATCGAAGGATGGAGTAACACGTACGGTATCACGTACGCGAACCTGCTCATCGTGCTGGATTCCGTATGCCAAGCATTATAACTGGATCTACAATATTATGCGCGAGATTACGGACGGCATCAATGCCGAGCAATGGCGATTCGACATTCAGGGCATCCAACAGTTGCAGATCCTGCGCTACCGCCCACTACAGAAGTTCTCCTGGCATTGGGACACCTACACATCCGAAGCACCAGTTCGCAAGCTTACGGCTGTGGTGAACCTGTCCGCGCCAGAGGAGTATATCGGAGGAGGGTTGCAGGTTAAGGCTGATATGGAGAACGCTCAGTTCGTCCGCGAGCAAGGAGCAGGCTGCTGGTTTCCATCCTACCTAGAGCATCGTGCGCGTGCGCCTATCTGGGGTACGCGCTGGGTGTTGGTGGCTTGGTTTACTGGACCTGCTTGGCGATAATGGCAACGCTCAACGAGAACATCCCTAGCTTAAAGGCTATGGTGAGGAAGTCGTTTTTCACCAAGAACGAGTCGGACAAGGAGTTTTACAACGTCTACGTCTTCGCCTTGCAATCTTGCGCTGGTGCAATCCTAACCTTCCACGTTATGACTGACTCTGGAATGCTGCGGAGTCGAGTACCCCTATCGGAGATATACACTCACGAGCCAGAGTCCGACATCCCATTCAACTACAAACAGCTTTGGGATTGCTTCTCTGAGAATGTAACCGTGACCGAGTACAGCTTCTTGGCCTACCACCGCGCACAGATACTACTTAGGGATGCGACCAAGGTTTGGGGTACATACCTATTTACTGTGGATTGGTTTAACAATCCCTACAGCGATGAGCCGTCAGACTACAAGTGCGGTCATGTATTCGCTGGTGATGATGGCTACTTACTTTGCATGCCGAACAATCGAATCTTCTGGCGGGATAGTAATTGGGTTACCAAGAAGTTGCCCGATAATCTCAAGCAATTTCGGGTTGATACCGACCTTCCATCCGTGGAGAATCAGAGTGACAAGTGGGTGACGGAGGATACGGATTCGTTTTATTATGATCTTCACAAGTCGGAACAACCATAAACAGAAAGGAAAACAGAATATGCCATTAGGTAAAGACGTATCGAAGAATATGAGTGAGTTGGCTAGGGATAATCGCAGGAAGGGTAGCGAGCGTGGAGCAGGCGGTAAGCCTCGCTCGCGCGAGCAGATGATTGCCATTGCGTTGTCAGCAGCAGGCAAGAGCAAGCCACGCAAGTTTCGGATGCGGTCTGGTTCGTAATGCAAGTCGAGGCTAAAGCTAGGCTCAAGTGGGCGCGCGAGATCCTTTCAATTGCACGCAATAAGCTTGTAGTTGAGAGGAATCGCGCGACTCACGGACACGCTATAGATATGATCCAGATCATTACAATGGTGGATGCGGCAAGCCTTGTGTGCAAGGAAGTGGTAGGTGAAGAATGAAAAGCAAGGATGAGTTGGCGATGCAGGTGAGGAAGGAATGGGATGAGAAGGGATATAGATGGAGGCTGTGGGTTGAAACTGGCGGATTCAGATCCGAGATATTTTGTTATGAGTGGAATGAGAACGAATACTCCAAATGCGTCAGAGAATTGGTTGACCACGCTTACCAGATGCAGAGCGTATGAAGTACCTATCCGTATGTTCTGGCATTGAGGCAGCGTCCAAGGCTTGGGAGCCTATCGGATGGGAGCCAGTTGCGTTTTCAGAAATAGAGCCATTTCCGTCAGCGGTGCTGAAGCATCATTGGCCGAAAGTACCAAACCTAGGAGATATGAGTAAATATGAACAATGGAATATACAAAGCGGATCAGTTGACCTTCTGGTCGGAGGCACACCCTGCCAATCCTTTTCAGTCGCAGGACTCAGGCAAGGACTCAAAGACCCCAGAGGTAATCTTATGCTTACGTACCTTGGGATCGCTGAACGTCTCAAACCTCGATGGCTTGTCTGGGAAAATGTCCCTGGTGTCTTGTCATCTAACGGAGGAAAAGATTTTGGTTCCTTCCTCGGAGCGTTGGGGGAGCTGGGGTATGAGTGGGCATACCGAGTCTTGGACGCTCAATGGTTCGGAGTGGCCCAAAGACG